TAAAGAAAATGGTGTTGTTATGTTTGAGCATACTATATCTTTTTATGTTCCTAACTGCTCAACTGAGCATTTTAGCAACCTACAAGATTTGCTAGGTAAAAGACTTGCAGCAGTAGTAGTTGACCATAATGACAACAAATACTGTGTAGGTATTAGTGAGGCTTACGGACACGAAACAGGAGATAATGCTTTTGCTTCACAAATGTATGCTACATTGACTTCTATCGAAGGTGGAACAGGTGCAGCACTTGGTGAAGAAAACGGTGTTACTGTAACAATTTCTTGTAGTTCAGGTGAGCTTCCAAGAATTGTAACAAGTACAGTTACTGTTAATCAATCATCAGGAACAGTTACCTTATCATAATAATTAACTAAAAAGTAATGGATTGGGCAATTTGCCCTTTCCTTCTTTTTTTATTATACTTGCAATATGTATAAATCAACATTAAAAGAAGGTCTTACCGTTTTTAACGGATTTAAAGTTATGTGGGCAAATGCAACTCAAGATGAACTAAAGAAGGTTTATGACTTGGGATTTACTAACCTTGTAAGCAAAGAAGATGCAAAACCGAAGAAAACCAAATCAAAAGCAAAAGAAGAATCAAGTAAAGACAACTCCGACAAAGAGTAGTTTTAATACTAAGTATGCTTTTGTAAATCTATCTACTCCTACGGTAGATACTGAGGTTAAGGATTTAGACAGACTAAGAGAGGACTTTATTCCTTTTGGTAAGGATAACTTATTTCCTCAATACTTAGCTGAACTAAAAAGACAATCTTCTACACACAGGTCTGTATTAGCACAGAAAACTACATTCACTACGGGTGGTGGTTTTATTACTGACAATGAAGCTCTAAGTGGTTTTATTGAAGATGTAAACGCTAATGGAGAAAGTTTAAAGGACTGCTTTAAAAAACTAGCTGACGACTATTATACTTATGGTAATGCTTTCTTAGAAGGTGTTGTATATGATGGCGGTGTAAACTTCTATCATAAAGATGCTTCAACAGCTAGGGTTTCTAAAAATAAGAAGTACGTTTACTTCAACTCTGATTGGTCTAATTACAGAAAGAACAAAGAGAAAACTCAAAGAATACCTGTTTACCCACAGATTTCTAACAGCAGTTTTATTATACATTACAAGGATTACGAAAGTACATTTAACTTTTATGGTTTACCTGACTATGTAGCTGCATTGGAACACATAGCAATAGACTATGAGATTGGTAAATTTAACCATACATCATTTAAGAATGGATTTAGTCCTTCCGCTATTGTTACCGTTAATGGCGATTTTGGCGAATCAGAAGCCGAAAAGTTTGTTGAAACTGCTAAAGAAACGCTAACAGGTAGTGGTAACAACTCAAAGATATTATTCCTTGTAAAGAATGGAGAGGATAGTCGAGGAACTGATGTTCAGATTATATCCAACAAGGAAGATGGTGACTTCTTAGACTTACAGAAGTTAACCGACCAAAACATAATTACCGCTCACAGATGGCAACCTGCCTTGAGTGGTATCGTATCATCGGGTAAGATGAACAATACGGGTAGTGAGATTAGAATAGCTTATGACTTAGCTATGTCAACTGTTATTAGAGATACTACTAACATCTTGCTAGAGCCGATTAAAAGGGTTATCAATGCAGAGATGGGTATTGACACAAGTGACCTTACGGTAGCTTACGAACCGCCTATCTCATTCCTTGCAGATATTGACCCTAAACAAGTATTGACTATCAATGAGCAAAGAGCAATGCTTAATAAAGACTTGCCTAACATTCCTGATGGTGAATTACTTATATCAGATAGACAAACAATAACCGTACAAAGACAACAAGAGAATGGCTAATGTAAGACAATATGATAAGTTTGTAACACCTTCAGAGGTTATATCTACTGCGTTTACTAATCAAGCAACAGATACAGCTTTGATTAGCGATGCTATCCTTGAAATTGCTGAACTTGCACACATTAAGCCTGAGCTTGGTTTGGATATGTATGAGGAGCTAAAGATACAGAACGATAGCACAGGAACTCTTACAGCAGCCAACTCAATGCTTTTACAATACTACCTTAGACCTGCATTATGTTGGTTTGTTAGATTTGAGGTTATGAATGAGATTCAGTACAACACAACATCGGCAGGATTAGTTGTTAACGTTTCCGATTTTAGCACTCCTGCAAATGTAGAGCAATTTAATCAAATGAAAAGTGATACATTTAGAAAGGCACAAGTTTTACTTGACGATATGATTGCTTACATTACACATCAAGACCAAGTAAATAACTATCCTTTGTATGGTAAAGATGGAGATAGCTCTATGCCTGATACGGATATAGCTAGTAAGATGAACGGAATAATATTCTACTAATGAAGGAAGAAGAAAACGTATTTAGAGAGAACAAGGAATGTCCTGATGGATATGAACACCAAATGCCTGATGGCTCTTGGATGTGCGGTAAAGAACACGATGGTGGTGCTTACGATGAGTTTGACGAAAACCAACTTGACCTTATGGATTTAATCAACGAGATGATGAGTGATTTGATTTCTGAAGTTAAGTCTGCTAAAAATGCTTTCTCTCAAGAGGAGATTGATGAAACATATACAGAGTACAAGAAGTCTGTGAATATGAGTTACTCAGAACTAAAGAGATGGTCTGAGAATAAATGTAGTAAAAAGGCTAGTTTAGGTAGAGATGCTATAAACAGAAACCTAAAACTACTTTCTAAGAAAAAAGCTGATTGGACATCTAACGATGCTACTGAAGCTAGAAAAGCTATTGCTTATATTGCAAGAGCAATAAAACAACCACAAGGCAAAGATGTGAGTAAAGAATGCCCTTACTCCAAAAACTATATTGCTTTAAAAAATTGGGCATACGATAGAAACAAATAAAATAAGATAAAATGGCAACAGGATTTTTAGATGATAATGAATCGTTGATGAGAATGGTAGGACACACCGTTGGTGATGTTGAGGTATTTACTACTGCTGCTCAAACAAGCAAAAGTTTTTACTGCATACATTTCCCTGTGGAAAGTGTAGTATCAAGCATTGCTGTTGATGGTTGTACGGGTGAAACTGCTCTACAAACTACTTTACCTGCGGGAACTACATTGTTCTTGGGTAAAGTAACAGCGATTACATTAACAAGCGGTATTTGCATAGGATATACAAGATAATATGGCTAGTAACGAACATAGTAGTTTAGATAACTCACAGCTTCACGTTCCAAAGGACTTTAGCACAGCATCGGCTAATACTGTTCTTACTAAGAATGGTAGCAATGCTTTGACTTGGGCAGATGATAACCTTAGACGAACTCACTTCGTTAGGGTTAATGGTTTCTTTAGTCAAAGCACAACTGACGAGTATGCACCTACATATTCAGGTAACTCTACTCACGTTTGGGATACAATAGTAACTGATGCTACTGCTGATGCACAAGATGCTGTTGCACAAGCACAACTATATTGCCTTAGAGATGGATACATCAATGCTTTTGGCGGTGTTGTGGCAGCTACAAGCGGTAAAACTGTAAACTTTAAGATTTACAAAGGAACTCCTGTTGATGAAAGTGCAGCAGCTATTGACCTTACTCAATTAGGTAGTACAGCTAGTGAAGTTGGTGGTGGTAATACTACAACAGATGTATTCTCGGCAGGTGGATTGGGTAGCACTCAAACATTCTCAGCAGGAGATATTATTATAGTTACTATATCAGCAGGTGCAGCAGAAGCAACAACAGCAAGGTTTAACGCTACTATGGAAGTAGTATATACAGAAGATTAATATGTTAGGATTAAGAATAGCTTTAAGTGTAGCAAAAGGAGTTATTGACGAAATAGGTGGCTTATTATCAAAATTAGCAAGAAGGTCAACGTATAGTGAGAATCTTGCTGATTCAAGAGCTATTGTTTCTGATATAGATAGTTATGATTTATTAGACAAAGCTACTATACTACTTACTCCTACTGCAACAAGTAATGCAAGGATACACTCTGTAAAGACTTATACAGGTGATGAACTTTTGGACGTATCAAGTTTAAGTGGTACTAATTGGACTGCTGATGGTAGTGGTGGATTTACAAATAATGGTTCAGGTGAAGGCTTAAACGGAAGCCTTAATGAAAATACAATAATAGGGGCAACGTATAAGTTTACTTTTGACGTTACTATTAGTGGAATTGCTAACGCTACGTTTGGAGGAGTTACAATACCTGTCTTTACTACATCAGGTTCTAAGGAATACTATGTTATTGCTACAAGTTCTTCTACAAGTTTTAGTTTTTATTTAGCTCCATCAGGTAGCCCATCTATGTTTGTTAACAACATATCAATAGTAGATGTATCATCAGACTTTGACTTCGATAGAGCAAGTAGTGCTACAAGAATAAACTCTGATGCTAATGTAGAAGATATTACAAGTGATTTAGCTAGAATAAACTATGATAGTAATGGAGATAATGGTCATATATTGTTAGAGCCTACTTCTACTAATCTTGTTCCTTATAGTGAAAACTTTGAAGGTGGCTCTTGGACTAATGAAAGTATTGGAACAACACCAACTTTAGAAGGTGGTTATACTGCACCTGATGGTAGCAATAGTGCATATAAAATATCTAATGCTAATCAAGATAGCTTTTGGTATTATCCAAGCGTTGCTGATTCTGATGATTCTAGAACGATATGGGCAAGAACTGTAAGTGGAACGGGAACTGCTCAATTAACATCACATAACTCTAATACTAACAATACTTTCAACTTAACAGAAACTTGGCAGAGATTTGAAGTTAATGGAACAACTTCAGGAACAGGCTCAACTAGCTTTTACGCAGTAGATTTTAGAGGTAGTGGAACTCTTACAGAGTTATTAATATGGGGAGCACAAGCAGAAGCCTTATCCTACGCTACATCATACATACCAACACTAACTGGAAGCCAAGAGGTAAGGGAAACAGAGACTGCAACTGGTGCTGGTAGTGCTGACTTAATAAACTCAACAGAGGGTGTGTTATATGCAGAGATAGCTGCTTTGGCTGATGATGGAACAAATAGATGTATTGCTTTGTCAGATGGTACTGCTGATGATAGAGTAACTTTAGTTTTAGCAAATGACTCTAACAAGATAAGAGCAATAGTAAAGAGTAATGGCTCTACTTCATTTG